TGCGCCCACTGCTCAAACAGGGCAGCAATTAAAATTATCACCAGCGGCTCAAGATGCTGTAAATAGGGCGACAGGAGGCGATAGATAATGGCCGATCCAATTGTTGCGGCACCGTCAATCAAGGATATTGAGCGCGCCATTGAGATGGAGGCGTCAAAACCTAACCCTAATTTAAGCGTTATAAAAGAACTTGTTGATACCTCTAAAATCATACTTCAACAGTCAGGCGGGCCGTTGCGGGCGCCAACAACGCAGGAACTGGTAAGCCAAGAAGTTGGAAAAGAATCTAAATTAACGCAGGCTTTGCTAGGCGCATCAACTGCGCCTGTGCAAATAATGCAAGGCGTTGGAGGTTTGCCGTCTCCTAAAATGGGTCCGGTTTCAATGCCTACCGGCCGTTACAGTGCGCCAACATTGCCGCCAAGTGCTAAAGTTACACCGCAAGAAATTCAAGATGTAAAAATGATTCGTGAGGCAACGCCTATAACTAGTTTGGGCGGCACTTTAGGCGATGTTGTGTCTTATGGCGCAATCCCAGCTCGCGGGATTGGTATGGCCACCGGCGGCAGGATGATGGTTGGGCGCCCTGCTCAGATGGCAGACGTATCAATAACCAGCGCCGGAACGCAGGCGATTACAGCACCAGAAAACAAAGCAAGCGCGGCCATGTATGGGCTGCTTGCGGGCGTTGTGCCAGGAAGCGCTGGCGCCGTTCAAAGAGTATTGCCGCAAAACATGGCTGGCGTTAGTAAACCGCAGGTTTACGGCGAATCACTATTGCGTGATTTTGGCAATGAATCAGATGATGTAATTCGCTCCTTAAGAGGTGAGTATTCTCCCGTTCCCGGCATTACCGGAAGCTCTGCGGTTGTTACTAAAAATCCACTTTTGCAAACTTTAGAAACCGGATCAAGAACATCACAAGGTCCGATGTGGATGCCTTTTGATTTAAGGAATGAGCAAGCGCGATTTAATGCTTTGATTAATGCTGCCGGAACTCAAGCGGAACGCACCGCCTTAGCAGCAGAACGTGATCGCATTACCGGACCTATGCGGGAAGGCGCATTTAGGGAAGCGGCCACGACTCCGGATACATTAAGCATGGCGCCGTCAATTGACAGAATGCGTCAAACGGTCAATGAATTAAAAACGGGCGAACAGCGGCCTAATCCTGCTGTTCAAAAAGTAACGTCTTATGTTGAGCGTGAATTGTTTAACCCACAAGGAACAACGCCGCAGCAGCTTTACACTGTTCGCAAAGTTCTTACCGGTCAATTGAAAACCGGCGCTAATGATGAAATAGGCGCTGCGGCAGCAGTATCACGCAAAGAAACAATGCAACTAGTTAATCAAATTGACGACACGCTGAATTCTTTGTCTGGCGGCAAATGGTCTGATTATTTGCAAAAATATGGCGATATGAGCAAGGAAGTATCAAGCAAAACCGCCTTGCAAAATGCCATTGATGATATGACCATCAATCTGGCGCAAGGACGGGTGCCGCCTGCTTTGAGTGGGAAAACAGGCGAAACAACTTTAAGCAGGGCAGTTAACAAATACGCTTTGAAAGACTTTGGCGCCAAAACAATTGATCAATTAACGCCAGAAAACAGACAATTAATTGAAGCATTAAAAGATGATTTGGCAAGGACTGCTGGAGCAATGAACGCAAGGGCAACAGGCGGCCCCGGAACTGCGCAGTATCTTGCCGCACAAAGTCGAGCTAAAGGGCTGGCGGCTCAATTAGCTAAAACTGGTGCTGGCGTTGTGGCCGGCGGGCCAGCAGGCGGTATTGCAGCTAATGTGGCCAGCGATTTGGTAAGCACTGCATTAGCACGATCGGGTGAGGAAGGCGCACAAATTCTTGCTAGACTGCTACAAGATCCGCGCTATATGGCCGCAATGCTAGAAAAAGCCAGACAATCACAAAAACAATTAAATGTTGCCAGCCAAGTAGGCGCAGGTGCCGCTGGTGGCGCCGCTTCAATTCAACCAAATTTGCCTTTCTAGAATAAGGACTTTTCATGAGCTACAACGGCAGCGGCACATTTAACATCAACTCGGCGGGGCAGCCCGTCGTTTCCGGCACCGTCATTAGCTCGACGGCTTTTAACGCACTGACCAGCGATCTGGCGACCGGGCTCACGACCGCGCTAACGAAAGACGGGCAGAGCACGCCGACGGCCAACATCACGCTTGGCGGTTACAAGATTACCAACCTGGCGGCCGGCACAGCAGCTGCGGATGCGGTGCGGTTTGACCAATTAACTAGCGCAGGGGTGCCGTTAATTACGGTTGCTGGAACGGCCAATGCAATCACCGGCACGATAACGCCGAGTCTGACTGTTTACACGACTGGAGGCGTTTTTAGTTTTGTTGTCGGGTCTACTAACACCGCCGCGGTCACGTTGAATATTGACGGGGTGGGCGTTAAATCGGTTACCAGGACGGGATCTGTTGCGCTGGTTGCGGGGGATATGGTTACTGGTCAAGTGGTGTTTGTTGAATACGATGGGACGCGGTTTCAACTGCTCAACGGCAATTCTTTTACTAATTTAAATGTATCTGGAACTCTAGGCGTTACTGGCTTAACTACGCTAGGAGTTACCGGCGCTTCATTTCCTGGCAGCACTTCAGGAACCGCTAAAATTGTTGCTCCTGCTATTGCTGGCACGACAACATTTACTTTGCCGGCCACTACCGACACTCTGGTGGGCAAGGCTACGACAGACACGCTGACGAACAAGACGTTGACTAGTCCAGTGCTAGACACGGCTGTTACAGGCACAGCAGTCGCAACTCAAGCGCAACAAGAAACGGGAACAGCTACAGATGTTTTAGTCACTTCAGGTCGGCAGCAGTTTCATCCAAGCGCGATAAAGGGATGGGCTGTGGTTACGATGTCAGGGGGAACGCCGACGCTTGCAACAAACTACAACGTGACCTCTATCGGTGACAACGGAACAGGTGACTTTACTATCACATGGGCAACTGACTTTTCTACCGCAAATTATACGCTTTGTGGTATGTCTGGTGATTTTGCATCCGGGTCGGGTGCCTACTACATGGATATAGCTTCTGCCACAACAATATCTGCTGGTGCTGTTCGAGTAAACTTTAAAAATAATGCTGGCACAAACCAAGACCCGCCTAATCGGTTTTCAGCAATGGCGGCAGGAGATCAATGATGAATCGGCTTAGTTTTTCTCGTCCTGATGGCGGTGTTTCTTTCTTCGACAATCCGCACAGCATAGACCCTGATGCTCTAGAGGCCCACCTACGCCGCAAAACACCAAATGCCGCCGGTGGCTTTTATCAAGCTGTATCGGATGACTGGATTCGAGGTGCTGATGTTGGTGATTCGGAGATTCCTACCGACCGCACCTTTCGCAACGCATGGGAGGACAACAACGGTATCAAAGTCAACATACTCAAAGCAAAAGACATAACAAAAAACAGGTTACGCATAGAACGCAAACCACTGCTGGAAGCGCAAGATGTAGCGTTCCAACGCGCCCTTGAAACGGGTGCAAGCACAGCGGAAATTGTTAAGGAAAAGCAACGTCTGCGCGACATAACAAAACAAGTAGACACGCTAACCTCACTTGATGAACTTAAAGCATTAAGTTTTTGATGGAAAACCAGCACCTAATAAACGGCCTACTCGCTGGCGGCTTTACAATTTTGGGCTGGTTTGCGCGGGAACTGTGGGCGGCGGTCAAAGAACTAAAGGTCGATCTTGCCAAGCTGCGCGAGGACTTGCCCAGAGAATACGTTATTCGGAGCGACTACCGCGAGGACATCCGGGACATCAAAGCGATGCTAGCAAAAATCTTTGAGAAGCTGGAAGCAAAAGCAGACAAATGAACCCACTTTTGCTGTCGGGGCTATTTGACCTTGGCAAGGGTCTGATTGACCGGCTGTTCCCAGATCCTGCGGCTAAAGCGGCGGCGCAGCTCGAGCTTTTGCGCATGGAACAGACAGGTGCGCTTGCGCAGCTTGCGGCTGAGACTGATCTGGCAAAACTCCAGATCCAAACCAACATTGAAGAAGCCAAAAGCACTAACTGGTTTGTTGCCGGCTGGCGACCGGCGATCGGATGGGTGTGCGGCGCCGGGTTGGCATACGCTGCCTTGGTTGAGCCGTTTGCCCGGTTTGCGGCTAAAGTCTGGTTTGGTTATACGGGCGATTTCCCAGTTATAGACACCGATTTGACGTTTCAGATCCTGATGGGCATGTTGGGACTTGGCGCCATGCGCTCGGTTGAGAAAGTTAAAAATGTGGAAGGGCACAGATGAAATATCTATTAGTTTTTGCAATGTTTGTGGGGTCAGCGCAGGCGATGGACTTGGCTATTTGTAACGGACAGTTTGCCCTGTGCGCCGCATCCAGCACCACACCAACCGGCAAGTCTATTATCGTCAACCGCAAAGTATTTGCCGAGGGTGTTGCCGTTTGCCCAATCCTGACCGGCAAGGGCATTGCCGACCTGTCGCTGATGGGCGGCTCCTGCAAGGCCGCGCCGGGCAAAGTCTGGTCGTTGTTCTCGACCGTGACCAGCTATCCCCAAGCGCCGGATTGGGTTGTTAAGCCGATGACGGTTACCAAATTTGTGACTACCAAAGAATCCGGCATGAGCAATATGTGGAGCTTCAGTTGCGAGATTCAGGCTAAACCGGTCAACGGCGTAAAGCTCGCTTCCTGCTACGGCCCGATCAACGAGTCACCGTGGAACGGCGATCATGTCCCGGTCGGCACAGAATCGTTTAGCGCAGCGCCGCCCGGCGCGCTCAACCCTGTTGGCGGCAATTTCCCGATTAAATGATTACCGTAGCCCAGTATCTAGGCCAGCACCTAGCCGGGCATGAGCAGGAACTGACCGACGAGATCCGCGCAAACGCCGAGATTATCTGCGGGCGGGCAAATCAGTTAATTGCAGAGTTTGGCGAGGATCGTGGCTTGCGGTCAGGCTGGCGGCCTGCGGCTGTCAATCACTCCGCAGGCGGCGCTATGCGCTCCCGGCATATGACCGGGCAAGCCATCGACGTAGAGGACGATGACGGGCGCCTGGACGCGTTCTGCAAGCAGAATATCGGGCTGCTGGAGCAGTTAGAACTGTGGCTCGAGGACGGGGCTGCGACCCCATCCTGGTGCCACGCGCAATGCGTCCCGCCCCGGTCAGGCCGCAGGTTTTTTATACCGTAGCTTGACCGGCGACAGAGTTTTTTTCTCGAAGTCGGTTGCCAGAACCCTGAGTAGGGCATCTCGCCCAGCCTCGCCGATGAAGCCACTCATTTCAAGACTTGCCTTGCTTTTGCCGGTGAGCGTAAGCACAAATTTAAATTTAGATGCGGTCATTTCCCGCACTCCTTCACTGTTTTCATACGCCACACATCCCTTCGCATTCGTTGTCGAAAGCGTCTATTTGCCCCATGTCCTTTGCGTTTCGGAAATCGACTGTTGTTAGCGGCTTGAGCGAGCCATGCAAATATAGCTTGTTCTTCACCCCTTTGACGCCATCGCGTATCAATTCGTCAATCTCAACCGCTTCTGCAAACGAAACCGGGTCGTTGTTTTTCATTTCGCGCCACGTTTTATCGTCGTGATACGGGCAATACGTGCAGCTTGATTTGGTCGGCATCTGATAGCCTTTAGCCGCCATCCATTCAAGGCATTGCAAGCGCGAAACTCCTTTGTCAATCAGCGGCCAAATATGTTTGACGTAGGCTTCGTGCGACGGCTTCATGCGCTGCGCTTCGTCGGTGCTTATGCCAATCCACTGAATTGCCATCTTGCCGCCCGCCCGTTCGCCCTTCGCCAACCCAAGAAGTTCGCGCACTTTGCGACGGATAGGGTTAATCTTAAATTCGCTAGTGCATTGGCGACGAAGCGGACCGCGCACCCCTTTACCATCAACGTCAGCGAAAAACGGTGGATTTGCGATTCGCAAACCCCTGACGCCATCCTTGATGTGATCGGTTAATCCGGTTCTATGCATCACGCGATAAACCGGAAATGGCAACTCAGTTTCCAGCCAGTCCAGCCAGTCCATAACCTTGCGCGGCTCAGCTCCCGTATCAGCAAATATCGCGCAGTCCGGCATAGGCGTAATCTCCCCATGAGCCGCCATCAACGCCATCGTTGACGATTGGACTCCAGCACCCAAACTAATGATGTTTAGAGTTGTATTCATTTCCAGCACTCCTTCCCAACTGTCAAGGAATCCTTAACAGTTGCCATCTGTATCGTCCCATCGACGATACCCCACAAAAAAGATAATGAGGTCAGGAACGCAACCAGCATCACGACATCGACGAATTTCATATGCTCTCCACTTGTTGAATGCGTTTACCAATCCACGCCATCACCGGCACCGCCATTGAGTTCCCCAGCGCCTTGTAGCGCGGCCCGTCTGCTGTCGGCTTACCGTTGGGCTTGATGTCAGTGTACGAATCAGGAAATCCCTGGAGTCGCTCACATTCCACGGGGGTCAGGCGGCGCACTTGCATTGACGTAGAAACAGCATGACGGTCTGTGCTGGTCAGGTTTGGCGACAGGTCGTGCATCGGCTCAACAGCATTGCCGCCGTTCTCTGGCTTACGGCCTATCCAGTTACCGGGCAGACCGTAAGCCACCGCGGCCGTCTGCGACTTATTCAGCGTAGGCGCGGTGCCGCTGTCCGGGTCGTAACCTAGCGTGGTCTGCGTGCCGCCGGCTTGATGGGCGAACGCCACCGGCACCAACGGCGTCCCTCTCCCCGTCCCGTCCTCGCTGGCGTCGAAGCCTTCGCCGCGGAGGGAGTGGGTGACAATCACATCACCGCCCTGATTACCGTGAGTCTGCCCGCCGGCCATAATCGGCTGCGCTACATCCGTGGGCCGCGCCTTGAAATCCTTGCCGGAATTCATCGGCATGATTGAATACGGCTGGGTGACAATCGGCGCTTCATGGTTGCAGTTAAGCGTTGTCCAAATCCCAATCCCAATCTCGGCGCCTGCTTGGCCGGTGGACATGACTACTGGCTGGAAGTGTCCGGCAGCTGCGCCCTCTGGTCGCCCGCCTGCGCCACCGGAAAAACTATCCTTACAAATCGTTCCAGCAACATCACAAGCAATTACGGGGTCTTGCCCTCGGGTATCGCCGCCTCGCTCGACGCCCCGGCCACTGCTTGTAAGGCTTGGTGCAACTGGATGGGTAAATCCTTTCCCCGCTTCTCTGCGCGGCGCAGGATGCCCTTGCAGGCTGTGGCGCTCAAAAAGAACCGCGGCGGCACGTTGCCAGTCTCCAATATGTCCGACAACGAACACGCGACGGCGGCGCTGTGGAACTCCAAAGTGCTGAGCGTCAAGAATTCGGTAGGCGAACCCATACCCGAGTTCTGCCAGCCCTCGAAGTAGGGAGGCAAAGTCTCGTCCTCCGTTAGAGGAAAGGACGCCGGGGACGTTCTCCCAAACCAACCATGTGGGGCGATAGCGGTCAGCAATGGCAAGATACGTAAGCATGAGGTTGCCACGCGGATCAGCCAATCCTTTTCGCAGTCCTGCGACTGAGAAGGACTGACAAGGTGTTCCTCCGACGAGAACATCGACAGCTGCATCAGGCCACTCCTTGAATTTAGTCATGTCGCCCCAGTTCGGAACGTCTGGGTAATGGTGCGCCAACGCGGCGCAGGGGAACGGCTCAATCTCAGAAAATGCAACAGGTTGCCATCCTAAAGAATGCCAGCCGACTGTAGCCGCCTCTATTCCAGAACAGACTGACAAGTAATTCATTTCACCGCCTCCCGATACTGTGCGATTGTCTGGCGAACGTCCGTTTGCCCGGCAGGCGTCGGGATCCACTTGCCGTTGTCCAGCAGATACTTTCCCCGCGAGCGCAGGTAAACGATAGCTGCCGCTACTTTTTCGTCGTTCGTTTGGATCATTTCCGGGTCTCCATGTATTTAGCGTAAGCATTAGCCAATTCCAAATCGGCATCTTTCCACTTTTTTGCGGTCGTGCTGGTTGGTGAGTTTACGTAACGGCCTCGGGCCAGCATAAACTTCTCAAGCACGACCTTAAACTGCGTCAGCGTCATTTTCTGCGGTTCCACTTTTCGATGGCCAACTCGACCGACTGGGCGCCATCCTGGTGCGGTCCGATCGCCATGCATTCGGGACAGCAGATCGCAATGATGCCGATCTCGATCTCGTCAATCTCGATGTCAAGATGCCCGCAGAACGGGCAAGCGTTTATTACCGTCTTGCGCTCCTCTGCGCGGTTGGCAAGATAATCTTCGCGCTCGGTATATTCGCGGTCAAGCTGGTTAAATGCGTTGCTGCTCATTTTGTAAACCCTTTATAAATTTGTATTTGATTTTTTGCATCTTCAAAACCGCAACAAATAATTGTCTGATAATCAATTTCAGACAAATATTTGATCCAGTTTTTTTGTTCCAAACTAACGCTGCCGCCTTTAATGCGTTTCATTTCAATCCACAGCCGCCAAGCAGGGATAAACAAATCAGGCACTCCAGCAGATACGCCTTCAGCCTTTAAGCGCGCTCCCGCTGATTTGCTGCGACCACCTCCATTAGGAATGGCAAATATTCGCACATCAGCATATGTTTGCCGAAACCAACGCACTAGCTCGCGTTGTTCTTCATGCTCTGTTGGAATGCGTTGTAGTTCGTGCGTCATTCCCATTTCCTTTCAATTATTCGATGAAATTTTCCGTCCATTTTGTAATTAATTATTTTAGGCGGGTTATTTTGAGAAAACATATCAACTAAATCATCCAAAGTTTCATTTGCTGTTAATGAAAAACCAGAATCTCTTGCCATTGTAAATAATTGTTGGATGGCTTTTCTTCCTGCATATCCATGATGCAATATTGCCAAATATTCTGTTACTGGCTTATCTGATAAATCTCCGTAGTAAGTACAAGTAAGCATTTCTTTGCCACTTATTTTGCTTACATGCTTGCGCCATTTCCAAGCTGTAACATCCATGCTGACGCCAGACAAACCCATGATGTCATCATTGTGCAATTGCAATTTTGGCGCTGGCGGCAACGGAAACGGGTGACCACAAGACGGGCAAACAATTGCTGACGGGTGGCACAACTCGTTGCAATTGTCGCAAACCTTAACCGGCGCCACGCCGGTTCCTTCGCCAGCTTTTTTGGGCGGCTGCACCGCCGTAAGCGGTCCATGCGTAGCCACGACGCCAGCAAAGTCCAGCACCAGGCAATGATCGGTGTGACTTTTTGGACGCATTCCTCGACCTGCCATTTGAACGTATAGTCCTGGCGACAAGGTGGGGCGCATCATCGCAATCAGGTCAATGTCAGGATAATCAAAGCCGGTGGTTAGCACGTTGGCGTTGGTAATAGCGCGAATTTTGCCAATCTTGAAATCTGCCAACATCTCCTCGCGCTCTTTTTTGGGTGTTGTGCCGAGGATGCAGCCGGCCAGAATGCCATTTCCGTTCAAAACCTCTGCAACGCGCTCGGCGTGTTTTACGCCTGTGCAGAAAAACAACCACGCTTTGCGGTTGCCAGCCAAACCAATTGTTTCGTTTACCACGTTGATGTTGTTATCGTCGGTGTCTACCGCGGCTTGCAATTCTGACTCAATATATTCGCCGCCTTTTTTGTGAACGCCAGTAGTGTCTAGTTTTGCTTTTGTGTGTTTACTTCTAAGCGGCATCAAAAACTGTTTGGCAATTAATTCCTCAATGCCAATTGGCTCAAGCAGATCGCTAAATATTGCAGGCTTATCTGTAATCATGCCGTGTCCCAAACGGTAAGGCGTTGCAGTTAAACCAACAACTCGCAGTTCGGGATTGATCTGTTTCAAATCGCGCACCAGTTTGCGATACCCGCCTGTTTCTTTGTGATTAACTAAATGCGCTTCGTCAATGATGATCAGATCAACGTGCCCTATTTCGCTTGCTTTGTCTCGCAACGATTGAATGCCGCCAAACGTGATTGGATTGCCTAGTTTCTTTTGCCTCATTCCGGCGCTGTAAATTCCCATTGGCGCATCAGGCCAATACTGTTGCATTTTCTCGGCGTTCTGCTCAATCAATTCTTTGACATGGGTGAGCATTAAAACAACGGTTTCCGGCCAATTTTGAATTGCATCTTTGCATAGAGCAGCCACAATGTGACTTTTGCCACTGCCTGTCGGCATTACAATACAAGGGTTGCCTTTGTTGCCAGCTTCAAACCATGCGTAAAGCTGGTCCAAAGTTCTTTGTTGATAATCGCGGAGCATCATTTAATAATTCTCCCGCCCATATCTTTGCGAATTTCATTAACAAAATCGTCGCTATTAGCGCAAGCAGCAGGATTCGCTAGCAGTTCCTTACTGGTGTAAACGTGCGCATCACCCTCGCCATTTGCAACATCTTTGCCATCAATGACGTAAATTGCCGTCCACTGATCAAAACTGTCCTTCCTTTGCCAAGATACCAGGTCAGGATGCAGCACATGACTCTCGCAGCCGGTGCGCTGATAATCCAACGGAATGTCATCCGCATCGTGCCTCTCGCAGCGCCAGGTGCTGTCTGCCTTAGCCGTTGCGTGGGCGCAGGTGCGGCAATTTACATGTTTAGTTGTTTTTGTTTTGTGACAAAATTCATGTGCTGGGCAAAACTTGCATTGATACCAGCTTGGATCTGAACTGATTGGCTCCGGCATCCGGTCTGCCAGTGCGATGCGTTGTCCACGAACAATGGCTTTTTCTGCGATTGCCTTGTCATAACGCACTCTTTCTGTGTAAATCCGATCATCGTCTTTGCAGACAGACACGTACAAAGCGCGGTCAATCTTGGTTCCGGCCATATAAACCTGCATCTGAATAAAGTGCTCTGGCTTTGACTTTTCAACGCCATCTTTAACCAGCGCATCAAAAGACTTTTTAGAGTGGGTCTTGAACTCGGCGATGTGTTTGGACTTGGGGGCTTCAGGGACGCCAGAATCAATAATGGCATCGAGGCTTCCAGAAACGTGGCTTTTGAAGTCTACCCGATGCTGAGATGAATCCTTCCGCACATCCATCCCAATGGCGCGAAGGTCGCTGACAATGGTGGCCTCCTCGTTCTGGCCTCGTCTAAACAAGCGCAGGATGCGACCTGTAAACTTTTGCTGGACTGCCCACCGAAAAGACAGCCACAGCCAACGGTCGCAAGGGTGTCCCAGCGCACTAGCTCCCATGTGCGCCCTGGGCGAGTCTGGTTTTAATTCGTGCGCATTGTCGATGAGGGTTTGTATATCGTTGCTTAAGCCCGATATAATCATTTTTTATTTCCTTTAAGAATTGCCCCAGTCTGGATCCCAGCTGGGGCATTTTTTTAACTTTTGTTTGCCCAGGGCGGCGCGGTTTTGCCGTTTTTGAGCTCTGCTTGCGCTGGTTTGGGCTTGCTAAATGTTGCCAACGGAGCTGCGTTAAGGCTTTTATAGCCACGGACTTCGTTGCTTGCCTCGTAAGTGCGCCCGGTCTTCTCGTCTGTGCGTGGCGGCCGAATAGACAGTTTGATGCCAATGTGGCCGCCGATCATCTCATCGGTGTCCCGCAACTTAGGCAGTCCGAGTGCGCGCATGATCTCGCCAAGCTGGGCCCTGCCAATTTCCTCGGCTTTTAGGCTAGCGTTTTTAATATTAAGATTAGAAAAAACGACGCGCCCCTGATAGGTTGGGCCGGTGATGTCAAGGCGCATTTTGATGTATTCGCCAGTCCCATCGTTCGTCTTTTTTATCTCTGATTGAGTGATATTTGCAGTGTAATCACCGGCAGGCAGGGGCTCAAAATTGTTGGTTGCTGCCGGCATTTCCGTTGCTATAAATTCTTCTGACAATTTCATGTTTATTCCTTTATTGTGATTTTAAAAGTAGATCTGCCAGGTTTAGCCGTTATTGCTCCAGCGAGCAGCTGGGTAATACTTTTGTCGGCAGCTTTCCAAGCGGCCATATTTACTTCTGGTTTCCAACGAAACAGATTTGGCAATTGATCAGACAGACCAGATTCAAGCGCAAGTTCCTGCAATTTGTTTGAATCAACTTTGCGGTCAATCCGACCAGAAACTTTGACTACAAAGCCTTCCGGTTCGGCAGTCTCGGTGCCTTCAAAATTATCAGGAATGGCCAGCAGTTTGACCATCTGA